CGCCGACGGCCTGCGGGGTCTCCGTCCTGAACATCGCCATCAGCGACTGGAAACCGGAATGCCCCGACAGGGTGCTGCCCCATTTGGCGAATTTCGCCGTAATGGAATCCAGGCCGCCCATCATCGAATGGGCCATCGGCATAAAAGCTTTCAGGATGCCGCCGATGCCGACCACGATATGGCCGATGGCGTGACCGAGATCGGTGATCATCGGGCCGGTGTTCTTCGCCATATCGGACATAAAGGACTTGAAGCCGGAGCTGCTGAGCCCGTGGCTGATGTCGCCGATGATGCCGTGCAGCGCCGACTCGACCGGGGCCAGGAACGGCTGCAGGGACGCGAACACCTTGGGCAGCAGCCCGAAGCCCTGCGACATCACCGACGCGACGCCGGAGGTGTTCTTCGCCACGAACGACTGCCAGGCGTTCTGCGCCGCGTTCATGCCGTGGACGAGCTGCTTCTGCGGGCCGGACAGCGCGCCCATCTGCTGCCGGTACTGCACCAGCAGCTTCTGCCGTGCCTTGCCGGTGGTGCTCATCGCCTGCTGATAGGAGCCCTCGGCGCCGGACACCTGGCTGTAGACGCCCTTGGCGACCAGCCCGAACACGCCCAGGCCGATCCCGGCCGACGCGAGCCCCGCGGCCAGGCCGCCGACGGCCACCGTCATCCCGGCGATCAGCGGCTCGCCCAGGCCCGTGGCCACGTTCAGCCCGAGCATCGCCTTCTGCATCATCGACATCTCGGAGACCGACCCGCCGGGGATCCCCGCGAGGTTCGCCAGCCCGGAGCCCGCGCCGCCGAGCCGTTCCTTCAGCGTGATCTTGTGCGCGTCCCTGGCCGCCGCCGCCAGCTCCCGGCGCAGCACCTCCACCTTCGCCGTCGCCGCCCGCGAGTCGATCCTGACCTTCAGCTCCGGGTGCAGGCGGCCCAGCTCGCCGGCCTTCTCGCTGATCCGGTCGAGCTTGACCTCGGTATCCCCGTCGTCGGCGACGATCTTGAGCATGACCCGCTTCACCGTCGTGCCGGACATGCTCACCCCTCCTTCTTCTGCGCCTCGATCCAGGCGTCGATGCTGTCGATGTAGATCGCGAACTCGGTCAGGGTCAGCGCGCCGACCTCACGCGCGGACAGGTGGCAGATGTGCGCCAGCCAGAACAGGTACTCCGCCCGCAGCTCCCCGATGTCGCCGGTGACTACGCGGTGGGCAGGGCGGCTCCTTCCCGGGCCAGCCAGGGCGCGGGCGCCCCCGGGGCCGGGGTCGCCGGGGCGGGTGGTGACTGAGCTGGGGAGGCTCCGGCCTTCGTAGGGTCCGCCTCAGGCCCGGCGCCGTCCTCTTCGCCCTCTTCGCCCGGCTCGGCGGAGAGCGCCTCGTTCAGCGCGATGACGTCGGGCTTCAGGTGATCACCGAGGACCGCGCGCTGGTCGCCGGACTGGCGCAGCAGGATCCAGTACAGGAACGTCGATGCGTCCGGGTCGGCCTCGGCGATGCCGTCCTGGAAGCCTTTCGGCGTCATCTTGTACTTGCGCTTCAGCTCCCGCCATTCATCGACGGTGATGGCCTCGCGGTCGAACTGCCAGTCCTTGCCGTCGTAGCTGATGATCATGAGGGGCTCCCTAGAATCCGGCCTGCCTGAGCATCCGGTCGAGTTTCTTGCCGTACCGGGCCATCGCGGCCCCGGCCTTAGCGTCGGCCGCCGGGCCGAGGAACGGCCGGTGCTGGTTGGTGACCCACGACGGGTCCGGGTTCTTCGCCGTGGGGCCGAACACCGGGTGCCGCACCCCGGCGACCTCGTTCGGGTACGCCGGGCCGACGGCGCAGGAGATCTCGGCCGTGTTCCCGTGCACCCTCACCTCGATCGCGCCGGGGATCTGCGCCGACCACGCGGCGGCCAGCGCCCGCGCGCCGTCCGCGATGATGTTCGCTGCCGCGCCCAGGTCGCCGCCGCCGACCGCGCCGAGCGTCGTCCGCCGCACCCCGGCCATCAGGCGCGCTCCTCGGTCCAGAAGCGCATGCTGGCCAGCGGGATGGCACGGGCCGGCGTGCCGCCGTGCTCGCGCTGGCTGAGGTACAGAACGCTCTCCCGGACCTTCAGGTCGTAGCAGCTGTAGGTCTCCTGCGTGCCGTCGAGCCAGGTGACCACGACGGTCACTTCATCCCAGGCCATCAGGCGGAGTCCAGGGTCCAGTAGGTGGCCTGGATCACGTTGTTCGTGCCGTCGTCCAGGCCGGTCAGCGGGATCGTCTGCGTGACCACCGCCGGCCCGCTGACGCTGGGCGGGTCGCCTTCGAGGAACATCTCCGGGATCAGGACCTGCAGCGTGGAGAAGTCCGACCCGGAGCCGATGCCGGGGCCGACGAACGACAGCTCGATCGCGGTAGGCGTGTCCGCGTAGTAGGCGTTCAGCATCGTCAGGTTCGACAGCCACTCGATCTCGAAGCTGACCTCGATCGCGCGGAGCCCGTTATCCACCGGCTCGGAGCGGAACCCGGAGCCGCCCAGGAAGTAACGCTCAGCATCCAGCGGGATGCCGTACTTGATGCTGAACGTCTTCACGTTCCCCGCCGTCGCCGCGCCCGAGACGCTGGTCAGGCCGCTGGTCGTGGACGCGGTGCCGCCGGTGTACACGGTTCCCTGCGCCCAGTGGAACACCGACCCGATCGGCGCGCTGTAGGTCACCAGCCCCGGCAGCGACGCGTTCAGCGGGTCGGCGTTCAGCGCCCCGGCCAGCTCGTTGCGGGCCAGGATCGTCAGCTCCAGCTCCGCGATCTCCTGCTTGGCCACGGACAGCGTCCACTCGCTGATCTTGCAGCCGCCGTAGGTCAGCGGCTCCGTGGTGCCGTCAACGGTGGTCAGGCCCTTCTGCAGGCTGAAGCTGTGCCCCTGCAGCGGGCCGGGCGCGTGCACCGACTTGTACGCCAGGGTGGCGGAGTCCTCCGTCAGCGCGGCCAGGGTCTGCCCGTAGGAGCCGAACATGGGCTGCAGCCACTGCTGCAGGTTCCGGGCCGGGACCTCCATGGAGATGGTGCCGCCCGCGTCCCAGCCGGTCGGCACGCGGCGGGCCGCCATGTGGTGGAGCTTCCCGCTGAACAGGCCCTCGCCCTGCTTGATGCTCTTCTTGCTCTTCAGCGCCTCGGACTTGATCGCGTAGAAGTGGCCGCCGGTCAGCGTCGGGACCACGCCGTAGGTCGCCTCGGCGACCGGGCCGTAGAACTGGGTGACGAGACCGGAGCCGGGGAAAGTGGTCATGGCGTGCTCTCCTTGCTAGCGGGCGCCGGGGACGCGGGCGGGGGGCTGGCCTTGACCGACTCCCAGTACAAGTCGCTGACCTGCGCGCCGTCGGGGACCTCGGCCACGTCGCCCACCTTGACCCCGGCCCTGGCCCGGATGCATCTCACCTGCATTGACATCTCCCTAGACCGTGATCCGCGCCCTGTACATGATCTTGAAAACGCAGACGACGGCGGCGCCGTCGCTGCGCTGCGCCTGCGACCAGGACGTCTCGCTGACGCGCGACCAGAACACGAGGCCGCCCATCGACGTGTCGCCCGGGCCGCTGGTGGTGGCGTCGCCCTTCAGCAGCCCGGCGACCGCCCCGACGATCGCCGCGCAGCCGTCCCGGTTCGGCTTGACCGTCGTGTCACCGGACCAGTACCGGGCCGTGCAGGTGACCTCGCCGTCCTCGTCCGCCGTGCGGGCGTGGTCCAGGACCGGCCAGTCCAGCGCCGACGTGGCGGCGACCTCGCCGGGATTCAGCGGGTCGTGGCCGATCCACAGGATCGGCTGCTCGATCAGGATGCCGTCGGTGACCTGCGGCCCGTCGATGACAGTGACCGGCGGCGTGGCCTGGCCGAGGGCGGCGCTGGCCGTCGCGGTGGCCACCAGGTAGTCCAGGACGCCGGGAACGGCGGTCGGCGCGGTCACGCGAACGCCGCCCTCGACGCGGCCCCCGAATGCGGGGTCAGCAGTTCGGCCGCCCGGTTCGGCACGCTGAAGCCGAACCCCGTCGGCGTCGTCTCCGAATCGCCCATCGACGCCGCCGACGCCAGGCCGCCGCGCTCCACCGCCCACACGTGCTTCAGCGCGATCTTGTGCGCCTCGTAGATCCCCGAGGGGATCACCTTCCGGCCCGCCCAGTAGACGGCCTGGAACTGGCTGTACGGGTCGCCGGAGTAGAAGAACGGCAGGCCCGCGTACTGCCGCACGATCCCCTTGCGCCCGTCCACCAGCAGCTGCGACAGGTCGTACATGAAGCCGTAGGTCAGCAGCGGCGTCAGCGACACCAGCCCGTTGGTGACCGACCCGTCGCGCCGGTTCGGGTCGGAGAACACCGTGCCCAGGTCGGTGCGGACCGGCGGGTGGGACAGGATCAGCGTCATGCCCTGCGCCCGGACGATCTCCGTCTTCTGCGCGGTGACCACCGGGCCGCACACGTACTCGATCCACTCGGTGATCGCCTGGGAGAACGACCGGATCTCGGTGTCGAACGACGTATCACCGGCCGGGATCTTCAGGATGCTGCGTTCCTCGGACAGCGACGTGATCGTCGGGTCCGGGCTCGGCCGGACCTCGAAGCTGTCGGCGTAGGCGCCCGGGTAGGTGCCGGTGGCCGACCACGCCCACGGGTGATGCCCGGCCTCGGTGGTCACCCAGGGCGCCGCGGGCAGGTACTGGCCGGTGCTGCCCGTCGCCACGGCCGGGGTGGCGGTGGTGGCGTCCGGCAGGGTGATCGTCAGGACCGGCGTCACCGACGCGGCCACCGGGTTGCCGTTGCCGTCGAGCAGGGTGAACAGGAGGTCGGCCGGCGGAACGGCAGATCCCAGATCGTACGGTCCCACTGGTCACCCTCCTCTCAGCTAAGGCCGGGGCGGCAGCCCCTCAGCGACCGCCCCGGCGCCCGTTCGCCAGCGCCGGCGGCGGCATGGCGGCCGGTGCCGCTGGCGGCTTCTTCATCTGCTCATGCAGCTCCGCGAGCAGCCGGATGCCCTTCTCTACCTCGGCGTCGACCTGGTCGAACGTCGGCCGCGCGGTCGCGATCTGCGCCAGGTGGTGCAGCGTGTGCCCGCCGAGCAGCGGCGAGGGCCGCACGATCATCAGCGTCCAGAGCGGGCACTGCACGGGGCCCTGCGGCGTCTGGACCTGGGCAGGCTGCCACGTCACGGCGTAGCCGTACTCGACGCCGAACTGCCGCTGCCCGATGGATGCGTGCAGGTGGGCGGCTGTCTCTTCGGCGATGTCTTTCGGTGTGCTCATGAGGGGCTTCCTGTTCTGTCAGGCCGGGACGGCGCCCTGGTCGTCGACCACGGCATCCGGCTCGGGCGGCGCCGGGAACTCGGCCGCCAGCTTCGTGATGAAATCGGCCGCGAGCTGGCGGACGCCGGGCGGCAGCACGGCCGCCTCGACGGCCTGCACCAGCGGGTCAGCCTCGGCCTGCTGCGCCCGCTGCACGAGTTCCGGAACGTGGCTTTCGAGCAGCTCCTTGCCGCGCTCGAGGAACGTCTTGATGTCCGTCGCGATCTCCGTGGGTGTCACTGGCCTGCTCCTTCGAGGGGTTCACTGCGCTGCCTTGCGACAGCCGGGCAATCCGCGCCTCCAGCTCGGCGGCGTAGACGTCCGCGCCCACGTCCCGGGCGGACCGGAGCTCGCGCTCCAGCTCGCCGAGGACATGCGCGCGGGTGGCCATCAGCTCGCGGTCAGCGAGAACAGCGGGTAGGCGGCGGCCGTGGCGGTCATGGTCGGCAGCACCGCCGGGGCGGTCGCCGTCGAGGTAAGGGCTGCCGACTGGGTGCAGAGCGGCGCCTGGCCGGACCGCAGCTGCTCGCCCGCCAGGCTGCCCGCCGCCGCCGCGGCGTCCAGGATGTTCCCGGCGCCCGACGTCACGTCGTAGAACACCAGGCCCCACACGGCCGGGGCGTCCGGCACGATCGCCGCCGTGCTGCCGCCCTGCGGGGTGCCGATGGTGCCGATGTCCGCCGGGTTCGGCGTCAGCGCCAGGCTCACCAGGCCCGCGGTCCAGCCCGCCGTGGTGTCCGCGGTCTGCCCGAGCAGCGCCGCCCCGGTGGCCGTGCCGTTGTACACCGCCACCCAGGCGTGCGCCGACGTCGCCGTGGCGATCGTCTTGACGATGAACCGGACGAACCGGTAGACGTCGCCGACCTGCGCGACGAACGGGTACGCGTACAGGATCGTGGTGGCCAGGGTGAGGCCGCCGCTGCCCGCGCCGCTGGCCTTGACCAGCCCGTGCCGGTCCGGCGGGACGGGCATGCCGTCCTGCACCCACTCCTCGTAGGAATCGGGGTACCGGCCCGAAGCCAGATCGCTCATGTGGAGTTCCTCTCCCTTAGATGGACCGAGTTGAGCCGGTCAGAAGCCGACGAGCCCGCCGGAGCTGCCGGTCGAGAGCGCGGCGCCAGCGGTCGTGCCGCTGTTCGCGTTGCCGTAGGAGATGATCCGGCTGTTCACGTCCTGGTAGCGGTTCTTCAGGAACGCCACGTAGGAGTAGATCTGGAACCGGACCTGCAGCGTGCCGGACAGGACCTCCTGCAGCACCCGCGAGCGGATGTCGCCCTCGAACAGCAGCAGGTCATCGAACACGCCCGCGATCACCGGCGTGAAGTTGTCGCCGCTGCCGGTGCCGTCCGCCGGGGACGTGTGCCCGGCGGAGACGCCCGCCATCGACGGGTTCGTGGTCGCCCCGCCGAACGTCAGCGGAATGTTGGCATCCACATACCAGGGCCGGCCCAGGATCGTCCCGACCGGGCCTTCCGACATCGCGGCCGGGTCGAACGACGCCACGGCATTGAACGGGCCCTGGATCGAAGGGACGACCAGCGGGCGGCTGTTCCCGTCGGCGGCCGTGGCCAGCGCGAACCACACCGCCGGGTTGGTCACGACCGCGGTAACCGGCCGGAACCTGTTGCGGGAGATCAGCGACATGAGCTGCCCGATGCCGCTGTAGAACGACGCCGCGCCGACCCACTGGGCGGTCGTGAGGCCGGTCACGCCGTTGACGATCACGGCCTCAGTGCTGCCGCCGGTGATCGTGCCATAGCTGTACATGCCGGTGATCTGCCCGGACGAGCCCGAGCCCAGGAGTACCTGGCCGTCAAGCTGCATCGCGTGGTCAGCCTCCAGGTCCTGGCTGATGATCTGGTCGAACGCGACCGGCGACTGGTCCAGCAGCTGGATCGCGACATCTTCCTGGCCGGCGATCGTGCGGACCAGCGCGTTGACGAAGTTGTCCGCCATGTCCCGGCCGGCCACGGCGCCGCCGTCCGCGGCCTGCGGGCCGGTCGCGGTGCCGGTGACGATCCTCGGCAGGTTGATGCTGTCCGTGCCGCTGGGCAGCGGGATCGAGCGGCACAGGTTGGCTGTCACCCGGCCGGCACGCAGGTACTCGGCGTACTGGTCAATCTCCCACAGCGGTGGTACAAAGTACCCACCTGTACCATCTGTCCGGTTTATGGCCCTTTGCTCGAACACCGCCATGCCGGCGCCGGTGAACCGCTCCATGGCGCGCTCATCGGCGCGGTTGCCGGCGTGCATGCCATCGATGCGGTCGCGGGCGATCTGCGCGCGGCGCTCGTGGCGCCTCGGCAGCTCGACGCGCAGCTCGGCGGCGTGCCGGTTCAGCCGCTCGCGGGCGCCGTCGATGTCGGCGCCGCGGTTGAGCTGCGCGCGGGCCAGGTCCAGCCAGTACGAGTTCTGCCCGTGCCTGGTGTAGGTCAGCTGCTCGGTGACCTGCGCGCCGCTGGCAGTGGGTGCGCCGGAGCCGCCGTTGTCGACCACGGCCGCGGCCTGCCCGGCGCGGGATGCGCGGGCGCGCTCCTCACGCTGCGCCTGGTCGCCGAGATCATCGAGGCGGGTGTTCAGCCCCCGGATCTCGGTCATGGCCCCGTCGTAGCGGGTCTGCTCGTCGGCGGTCAGGTTCCGGCCGGGAGGGATTGGCGTCCCGCTCGCGTCGTTCCCGTTCGCGTGCGCGGCCGCGGCGGAAAGCAGCTCGCGGTTGCCGGTGATCAGGGCGGTGCGGCGGGTTTCAAGCTGGCCGAGCAGATCGTCAGGCATCGAAGCCTCCACGCAGAGATGGGGTCAGGTCGTTCTGCGTGGAAGCTGCCGCGTGTTCGCTGGCCCGGTTAGGGGCGGGCGTTCCGGCGGGGACTGCCCGGCAAAATCATGTAACTCGGGCCAGAGTAAGCGATCGGTTATTCCGGGGTCAAGGTGAGCACGAGCCGCCGCGCGGCGGCCGGGTTATATTCTTGACCGCCTGACCTTGGGCTTCTCCCTTAACGCGGCCCTCAGCGAACCCGCGCAGGTACTCGTCCCGGACCGCGGCCGCATCCCGTTGCCCGCTCAGAAAGATCTTCCGGGCACGCCGCTCGGCAGCCCCCAGAGCCTCCCTGAACGGCTCCGTCGCCTCCTGGTAGATCATTTCAGCCCGGCTAGCCCATGCGCTCGTCGAAAATCTTCTGAGCCTGCCGGGATGCGTTGCGCTGAACCTTCGGCGGAAGATCCGCCAGCATTTTCACCATTGGTTTCCTGCCCATCGAGAGCGGTCATGCGGCCTGGTGCCGGTGCGCCGCAAGTTTCCGGGCTGCCTTCGCCTTCGCCTTCGCCGGGTGGCAGTGCGCGACCGGGGCGCTGGCCGCGGGCTTCGCCTTCCGGGTCTTCCGCGCGGGCGCCGCCTTCGCGGCCCTGGCCGCCGTCTTCGCCTTCGGCGCGTGACAGCTCACCGGCGCGCCCCCGCCAGCTCCTCAAGGTCCAGCTCCCTGAGCATGCGGTCCAGCCTGGCCGCCGCTGAGAGCTGGGTCTCCGGGCCGGGAATGCCCGTCGAGCCGTCCACCGCCACGGCCGCGCCAGTCGCGAAGCCGTGACCGCACTGGTCGCAGAACTTCGCGCCGCCGTGATTCCCGGCCTGGCACTGCGTGCACGTCAGCCCGGCCGCATGCGGCGCCGCCGCGGCGTCATAGTCCGAAGACGACGACAGGTCCAGGGACTCCCCAGCCGACGCCCGCCGCTCGCGCGGCCCGCCCGCGGCGTAGTCACCGGCGTACCCGCCGCCCGGGGCCATCCACGGGCGGACCCCGGCCAGCGACGACCCGCACTGGTCACAGAACTTCGCGTCCGTCGCGTTCATCGACAAGCACGACTGGCACTGCTGCGTCTCGTCCTCGCCGCCGGTGATCGTCCGCGCGCCGGGCGTGCTGGTGATCCGCGCGCCGCACTGGTCGCAGAAGCCGGCGTTGCCGTCGTTCGCCGACTGGCACTGCGGGCAGGGCGTGTCCTCGCCAGGATTCACCGTGTAGGGCGCGGTCGGCATCCGCCGCTCCCGGCCCAGGATCGCCGGGCCGCCGATCGCCGCCGGGCGCCGGAACGACAGCTGCTCGACGGCACCCATCCAGGCCCCGGCCGTCGCCGGGTTCGCCCCGTGCGTCACCGCGCACACGTCGCCGCGGTGCAGGTCCATCTCGATAACGCCCCGGCGCTCGAACTGCTCATCCCACGCCTGCTGCAGGCACACGAAGGCAAGCGACATCTCCGTAAGGTCGCCCCGCTCGACCGCGCTGGCCAGCGCCCGGACCTCCTCGCGGCGGCCGTCCATCGACGGGACGTGCGTCAGCACGCCGTGGCTGTCGTCGGCCAGCTTCATCGTCCCGGACTTGGTACGCGCCAGCGGTATGCCCGCGTCGTTGTGACCGACAAGGAACGGCACGTCGAGGTGCGGATTGGCCAGCGACCGCTTCGCCGCGCCCTGTGCCACGTACTCGGTGTAGGGATCGCCCCGCGGGTCCCACATCGGGAAGTCGGTGTCGTAGACGGTCGCGTAGCCGCGCCACTCGAAGTTGCTCCCGGCTGCGGTGCCGTTCGGCTTCGCCCTCATCTCGATGTTGCCCTGGGCGAACTGCAGGCTGAGTCGTTCAGTCACGCCCCGCATCGACATCCGGCACTGGTGCCGCAGGTCAAGGTCCATTCCCGGCCTCACAATCCCTGGCTGAGCCGCGGCAGCATCGGCTGCAGCGGCATCGCGTTGACCTGGTCGCGCTGCGCATCGGTCAGCGGCGCCATGTCCTCACCGGCGCGCACCTCATCCTGGGTGACGGTGCGGCTGCCGATCATGGCGTGGTTGACCACCCACCGGGTCATGATGTCCGTGCGCAGCAGCGGCGACAGGTCGAACTTCACGTACTGGCCGGCCGGCAAAAGCGCGCCGAG